GACCATAGCAACGCCGATGCAGAACCCAGTTCGGAGAATGGTAATGCGGGTTATATAGCCACCCCCGGCGCCGGGGGGACTGCTGGGAATGGGGGTGGTTACGCGGCGAGTTATGGTGCCGGTGGCGCAGGTTGGTTAACCGATGGCGCTGAATATTACGGTAATCAAGGTGGACACACATTTACCAACGGGGGTCTCGGTGGATCTTATTATGGTTCTACCTCCTATAGCGCAAATGGTGGTTTTGGTGGTGGTGGCTCTTCTCGCTACGGGGGAGGAGGAGGTGGTGGATACTCAGGTGGTGGTGGTGGTGGATATTCAAATGCCGGTAGCGGTGGTGGCGGCGGTTCAAAGATAGATTCATCGGCAGTTGACGTATTTAGAGAATTACACCCGGAATATAACGTTCACGGTAAAGTTATCATAACTATCGTCTACTACTGAAGAGAAGTGTGATAAAAATAACTCGAATATAATATAAATGGAAGCAACTGAACCCACCCCCGAAGAAATCGCTGAAACGGAAGCAACTGAACCCACCCCCGAAGAAATCGCAGCCTTTGAAGCCAAGTGTCAACGTGAAAAAGATGCGATGAAAAAACTTCGCTCAGAAAGGGATGCACGCATAATCACGACCGACATGTATCTCATGTCGGATTACCCCATAAACAACGAAAAACGTAAACAGTGGCGCCGTTACCGCCAACACCTCAGGGACCTTCCAGGTATGTCTTCACCCGACCTCGATGAGGATGGAAACCTCGTGGGTGTGGAGTGGCCCACACCACCCACCTAAACACGCCGCACACATTTAATAACACGTGAATTTTTCCTCACGCTATATTAAATGTCTATCGTCGGCACGCCCGAGGGATTTATAAATTTTACGAATGGAACTCCCAGGGCTGATAAGATTATTGCGACGTCGAATATAGGTATAGGAACCAACGCACCAGCTTATGAGTTGGATGTCGTAGGAAATGTACACGCAAATTCACTTCATTTGGAAAACTTCTTTATTTCGAGTTCACGAGGTCTAGATCACGTGACAAACGAAAATAATTCAACCGGAGACACCATCATCTCTACGAATGCGACGACGGGGTTCCAGACGTCCTCAAACATTGTAATAGATGGTGATATTCACGTATCTGGCGCTATTTACCAGAGTGGTTCAGAATTTATTAATATCGGGACGTTGAACACAACGGACGCCATCACTATGCCAAGTGGTACGACCGCCCAACGCCCAACTACGGGTGTTGAAGGCATGCTCCGTCACAATACATCAACGGGGTACTTCGAGTATTACGCTTCCGGTAGGTGGAATTCTATCGTAACTTCACCGGGTATAATCTCGATTAGCCCGAACCCATTCGCATACGCCAATGTGACATCCGAAGAAATCGAGATAAATGGTTCCTTTTTTGATGAACAGAGCGTCGTCAGACTCGAAGGTGCCGATGGAACCACTTATAACACGACCGATTTCGTTTTTGACGATGCTTCGACCATAAAGTTCAAAATAGGTACCGTAACATCGGGGCAATTTGCAAACAGACCTTACAGGGTTCTCATCACAGACAGGCTTGGATCCACAACAAAAAGTGCGGAAACACTCAGGTTTGGGGAACTAAGTATAACCTCATTTAGTCCGAACCCGATCGCATACGCCAACGTGGAGAGTGAGGACATCACGGTGTACGGAACCTTTTTTGATAACGGAAGCAATGTTCAACTCGAAGGGACCGATGGAACTTTGTATGATACGACCAATTTTGTTTTTGATAACGCTTCAACCATCCGGTTCAGAATAGGTACTATGGCAGCGGGTCAAGATGCAAACAGACCTTACAAGATTGTCGTGACGGACACGGCCAATGTCACGACGAAAAGTACACAGACGCTCGGATTCCCAAACCCAACCTGGTCGTCCCCCGCGAATGAGAGTATACAGGAATTCTATACACAGACTTCAAATACCCTCACATTATCTGCATTGGATTCACTCGGTGGTTCGTATGTAGGATATTCAGTACTCAGTGGAGAAATTCCAAGTGGACTCACATTCTCAGGAAATACGATCTCCGGAACAAGTACGGCATCCGACGGAACCACAAACACCGTGACCATTCGGGCGACGGATACTTTGGATAGCTCCAAATACACGGATTTAACGCTTACGTTCCAGGTAAATGGGTTATATCCTTTTGGTAATACACACACGTTTACCACTGGGGGACAAACGAGTTATACGGGGCCTTCACTCACAACGCTTCGAAACGCGTATGATGTCCCGTGGGACACGAACACGAATTATTTTAACGTGACGCCGTACGCTGGTATTCAACAATGGACTGTACCTAAAACGGGGATGTATGAAATCGATGCGTACGGTGCTACTGGTGGCTATGCTTACCTACTGAGTACGAGTACAATAGAGTATGGTGGTAGAGGGGCTAGAATCAGGGGTAGATTTAATCTCAACAAAGGTGAGTACATTAGAATTCTCGTGGGGCAAATGGGGGTCAATAATGCAAGAAATGACCGCGCCGGAGGAGGTGGTGGTGGTACGTTTGTGTATAACAGTACCACATCAACACTTTTGATTGCTGCAGGTGGTGGAGGTGGCGGTGGTCAATATGCACGACCAACGAGCGCCGATGCAAATCACGACTCTATAAATGGTAATGACGGAACCGGGGGTTCTCGTGGTACCGGAGGTACCAATGGTAATGGGGGTAATGCTAGTAGTTGGAGTGGTGGTGGTGCGGGTTGGTTAAGCGATGGTAGTGATGCTTACAGTAGTCAAGGTGGACACAGATTTAGCAGTGGGGGTGTCGGTGGATCTCCTTATAGCAATGGTGTATATGGTGGTTTCGGTGGTGGCGGTGGTACTTATTTGGGTGGAGGTGGAGGTGGTGGATACTCGGGTGGAGGTGCCGGTGGGTGGTCGTACTCTGGTCACGGTGGTGGCGGTGGATCTTACATAGATAGTTCGGCAGCTGACCCATTTACAGAATTAAATCCAATCGAAAGCGTTCACGGTAAAGTTATCATAAACTTTGTCTAATATAAAAAAATTGTGCGAATATAATATAAATGGACGAGGAACCCGTTCTTCCAACCCCCGAAGAAATAGCGGCCTTTGAAGCAGAGCGTCAACGTAAAGAAGACGCTATGAAAAAGCTTCGTGCAGAAAGGGATGCCCTCATAAACACGACTGATAAGTACGTGACGCCAGATTACCCCATAAACGACAAAACTCGTAAACAGTGGCACTTTTACCGCCAACACCTCAGAGACCTTCCAAGTATGTCCTCGCCCGACCTAGATGAGGACGGAAACCTCGTGGGTGTGGAGTGGCCCGAAGTCCCTAACTAATTGCATCACTCGCATTTAATAACATGTGAATTTTTCCTCACGCTATATTAAATGTCTATTGGTACGCCCACAGGATTTATAAATTTTACGAATGGAACTCCCAGGGCTGATAAGATTATTGCGACTTCAAATATAGGCATAGGAACCGATGCACCAGCTTATGCGTTGGATGTAGTAGGAAATGTACGCGCAGAATCATTTATCTTTAACAACGTCGACGTTAAAACGACCATGGGTCTCGATGAAGTTCTTAATGTCAGTAATACCACCACGAACACTATTCATATCACGAATACATCAGACACCGCTCTTAATGTTACGGGGGGTGCGAAAATTTCAAAACTCGAAGCTGGGTCTATGCGTATCTCAGATGGGTTTAATAATATATGTGATTTTAGTATCAGTTCAGCTACAAGAAATTGGATACAGCAATCAAAGCTTACAGCCTCGGATGCGGCGAATAGCGACAACTTTGGCTACAGCGTCTCCGTCTCTTCAGATGGCAACACCGCCATCATGGGGGCATATGCAGATGGGGACGAAGCCGGTTCCGTGTATATTTTTACCCGTTCTGGAATCACGTGGACACAACAGGCAAAGCTTACGGCATCAGATGCAGTAGTCGGCGTTCAATTCGGTTACAGCGTCGCCCTCTCTTCAGACGGAAATACGGCCGTCGTAGGGGCGAGGTATGTCGACGATCAATATGAAGGCACGGACATTGGTTCTGTGTATATTTTTACCCGCACGGATGGTACGTGGGACACCGGCACGAAGATTAGGGCAACATTTCCAGCGGTCAGTAGCTACTTTGGTCACAGTGTTTCTATCTCCGATGATGGAAATACGATCGTTGTGGGAGCGAATCAAGATGACGACGTAGGTATAAATACGGGAGCCGCCTACATTTTTATCCGTTCAGGATCCACTTGGACACAACAAACAAAACTCACAGCATTTGATGGAGTGACCGGCGACGAATTCGGTTACAGTGTCTCCATTTCTTCGGATGGAAACACGGTCATCGTGGGGGCACACGGAGACAGCGATGGGGGTGCCGACTCGGGTTCAGTATACATTTTTAGTCGTTCGGGCTCTGATTGGACACAACAAGCAAAACTTACAGCATCCGAGGATGCGGCAGCCAACGACCACTTTGGTTACAGCGTCTCCATCTCGTCGGATGGAAACACGGCCATCGTGGGTTCCTATGGAGATGACGATGGGGGTACTGACTCCGGTTCCGCATACATTTTTACGCGGTCTGGAACCTCTTGGTCGCGGTATCAGAAGATTAGAGCCTCGGATGTAGTAACAACCGACCGATTCGGTTGGAGTGTTTCCATCTCTGGAGACGGGAACACCGCCATTGTGGGGGCGTGGACAGATGACGACGAGGCCGGTGACTCCGGTTCCGCTTACATTTTTGTTCGTTCTGGACCTTCTTGGATACAAAAACAGAAGATTAAAGCATCGGATCCGGGAAGTAGTGACCGATTCGGTTGGAGTGTCTCCATCTCCGGGGATGGAACCACTACCGTCGTAGGGGCGTATGGAGATGATGACGGGGGTACCGACTCTGGTTCTGCTTATATATTTGTTAGTAATGGAACTCTTCATATATCTTCGGACATCGTCGCCAATGAAATCGTGGTGGAAGATGTAAAGGTTTCAAATCTCGAAGTCGAGACTATGCACATCACAGACGGTACGAGTAATGCGTGTGAAGTCAATTTGGGTTACAGACAGACGAGACACAGTCAGAAGCTTATGGCTTCCGATCCGGCGAATAGTGACAATTTCGGTTGGAGTGTCTCCATCTCTTCGGATGGAAACACGGCCATAGTTGGGGCGATATATGATGACGACAGGGGTAGTAACTCCGGGTCCGCGTACATTTTTGTTCGTTCAGATTCAGATTCCCCTTGGACACAACAACGGAAGCTTACGGCTACAGATGGATCATCCCGTGACTATTTCGGTCACAGTGTCTCCATCTCTTCGGATGGAAACACGGTCATAGTTGGGGCGTACGCAGATGACGACAACGGACAAGGTAGCTCCGGGTCCGCATACATTTTTGTTCGTTCCGGGTCTTCTTGGACACAACAACAGAAACTTACGGCCGGTGCGGATGCGGGATCCAGTGACGAATTCGGTTACAGTGTCTCCATCTCTGGGGATGGAGACACGGTCATAGTAGGGGTGAGATATGATGACGACAATGCAGCAACTAACTCCGGGTCCGCATACATTTTTGTTCGTTCAGATGGTACTTGGACACAACGAGCGAAGCTCACGGCCGGTGCGGATGCAGGATCCAGTGACTATTTCGGTTACAGTGTCTCCATCTCTGGGGATGGAAACACGGCCATAGTTGGGGTGCAAAGAGATGACGACAATGGACGAAGTGACTCCGGGTCCGCGTACATATTCGTATATTCAGGTGGTATTTGGGTACAACAGGCAAAGCTTACGGCCGGTACGGATGCGGGATCCAGTGACTATTTCGGTACCAGTGTCTCCATCTCTTCGGATGGAAACGCGGTCATAGTAGGGGCGTACGCAGATGACGACAGGGGTAGTAGCTCCGGGTCCGCGTACATTTTTGTTCGTTCCGGAACTTCTTGGACACAACAACAGAAGCTTACGGCTACAGATGGATCATCCAGTGACTATTTCGGTTACAGTGTCTCCATATCTTCGGATGGAAACGCGGTCGTAGTAGGGGCGTACTTAGATGACGACAATGCACAAAGTGACTCCGGGTCCGCATACATTTTTGTTCGTTCAGATGGTACTTGGACACAACAACAGAAGCTTACGGCTTCCGATCCACAGCCTAATGACTATTTCGGTTACAGTGTCTCCATCTCTGGGGATGGAAACACCGCCATTATAGGGGCGTACGCAGATGATCAACGCCAATACACGAGTAACCCTGGTTCGGCTTATACATTTACTACCAACGATATCTCTGCCGTGGTCGTATCTAAACCTATTTACGGAAAAGGAATCGTTTTAAACGTGAGTCAATTTATTGACCAGGCAAATAGATCTACTTCGAGTACTAGTCCACAATATGGGTACACCACACCGTGGGTGCCCATGAATGCAAATAGTAAAGTTAAACTTGATGTTCACATACCATACAGAAATGATAGCAGTTGGGGTGGTTCTTATCACCTCATATATATGATGGTTGACAAACAAGTTGGGACCGTCGCTGCAAATACGTGGGTTCTTTTGTCTAATAGTGGTTATTATGTGAATTATTATCAAGAAATGATATCGTATGAAAATAATTTCTACATACCATTATCTGTGACTACGGATTATAATATAAAGTTCATGCATAGATACAGAGTTTATAGTGGAGGTACGTTGTATATA